GGCGGGATCATCGGGCTGCTCGTCGCCTTCCTCAAGGAGCGCGAGAACCTCGGTCAGATACCCGATCCCACCCGAGAACCTCGGCCCGACGACCCCGGACCCGCGGCGCTGATCGCAGCAGCGACCAACGGCAACCCGCCGGTCCCCGTGCCCGTACCCGCTCCCGCTCCCGTCCCCGTGCCCGTACCCGTTCCCGTGCCCGTACCCGTCCCCGTTTCCGTTTCCGTTTCCGTGCCCGTACCCGTTCCCGTGCCCGTGCCCGTACCCGTTCCCGTTCCCGTACCCGTACCCGTCCCCGCTCCCGTTTCCGTTCCCGTTCCCGTTTACGACGCCGATAAAGTTATTTAGCTTTGGCATGGGGCGCACCTTCAAGGCTTGCGATTGCAACGTCGCTGCATGGCGTGATTTCGATTGCCTCAAGCCATTGGGCTGGAACGGGCGGGGCGATATTGCTTTTGTCGTGCTTTACGCCGTACAATGCCACGCCTGACAGGCTAATCGAATCAGCGGCCCACCATTGCCACATGCGCCGCGCCGAAGTCAAAATAACTTCATTGCCAGATTTTTCGGATAACGTGCCAAACCACACCCCTGCGGAATAGGTGCGGATAATGACCTTTTTACCAATCATGCCGTTAAGCCCTGGTGTGGATGTATTCCCGCCCCCAAAGAAGGCGGCCAGTTCCTTAGCTTGTCCGATAGTCAAATCGTTGATGTTCATGTCTGTTTCCTCTTTTTGTGGGTATTACCCCGTTATTGCCAGCGCGGGTTGCGAAATCTTCGTAGTCTTAGGTCATTTAATGAAACTCCAACAGGTCCAGGGCGTAGGCCAGGGCGAGGTCGTGGCGGCGTTGGCGTTTTTGCGCCAGTGTTCACTTTATGAGATCCAGCAAAAGCTGCTCAAATTTAGGTTGGACCTTTGGGTCGGTGGTGGCGTAGGCGGTGGTGTAGGCGGCGATGTCGCACGGCGAGCTGATGGCGGCGTAGGCGGCGGCGATGGTGGCGTAGGCGGCGTTGGCGTAGGCGGCGTAGGCGGCGTCACGAGCTTTCATCCGAATAGATGGGTCCCTGGTCTCGAGATAACGTCGAACGATGTCAGGCATATTCCAGAGATGAGAAACCTGTAGGGCGAAGTCGCAAGCAAGTTTACGTATCTCTTGATCCCGATCTTGGAAGACTCGGAGACACCAAAGGGTGTCTTGCAAACCGTTCGACGCGAAGACCGTCGTTAACAGTAAAGGCTCGTCGTCAGGAGACACCTTGTTGAGGTGAGTCAGAAGTTTGATCCAACCACTCTGGCATGGGCGGTGCTCCCGTATTTCATTCAAGGTTGTGGTGTAAGGTTTGTTGGACATTTGCTCAATCCCTCTGTTTTGTTTCGATGCCCCATAATGCCAAATTGGTTTTGTTCCGTCAATAACTATTTTGCACGAATGCAAAGATTTATTTCGGCGCATCCCCTGTAATAGCGGATTCGATCAGGGCGCTGTAAATGCGGCATACCTCAGTGCGGTTTTCCGTCGGTTTCAGTATTGCGCCCGTCATTTCTTGCGTTGCCTCCCTTGGCACCACCACAATGCCGCGCTGTGCGAGACTATCCTCATAGGCCATGATAGCGAATAGGGCAGCCTTTTCATACAAACTCCAAGCTGAAACTGTTTCGTAAGGACTGTCAAACCCCTTTGGATATTGCGCGTCTGGGTTTGTACCCGGCGGCATATCAGCCGCGAAAATCGCCCGCGCTACAGCCTCAATATCCGCGTCAGTCATTTTCCGTATCTCCTAAATCCGTTTTAAGCCCCGTACAGCGCCTTGGGGCGGTTTTTGGTCCTGGGATAGCGCCTCATCCCTACTTGCCCATGCCTTGGCCTTGCCTTGGGCGGTGACGGGCGATTTCAAGCGCGTTCCGAAGTTCAAGCCGACCATTGGCGGTAAATTTCAATTCCTGTTCCACGGCATTAGCGCAAGGCCACCAACCGCCATCAAGCCGGGATAGGCCAGAAATTACCTTCATCGCCACGTCCCCAGGCCATTGCTGGAAAATCTCTAGGTAAGCGGCCTGCAAAGCCTCCTCGCTGTAGGTATCCTCCGCCCGGCGCTTGCACATCACCCGGGACTTAACCAAGGCTGGCACAAGAACATCACTGGGGGCCGGGGCCGTCGCGTTTACCAAAATCACATAAGCCGCCTCGGCTTTCGCACCGTCCAATGGTATCGCGTCATAGCCGATGATGTTGAAATCACCGTCCCGCCGCGCGTTCGCGTTCAAGCAACCGTAGTCCAGCCCCAAGCACACCGCCAACTTGGTCTTGAGCGCCTCTGCCACCGTGCGCGGGTCCATTGCCGCCAGCTTGGCAGATGTCGTCATTCCATCGTTCACCGTTAAGCCATGTTGCAGGGTGCGGGATAAATTTCCGTTCGGTTCCGTTTGCCCGCCAATAGTCGGCATGTTGTCCAAGACCTCGGATAATTGTTTCATGGGGTACGCCTTTCTTTATCGCCTTCGTGTAGGCCTTGAATGCGTTCGGTTTAGCTTTTTTGTTTGGATACAAATTCCAAAAATTATCAAACTCACAAGTATATTCCTCTTCCATTCCTTTTCCCTTCCCTTCCCTTCCCTTCCCTTCCGTAACTGAGGCCTCACTGAATAATCCGTGATTATTCCATGAAATAGAAATAACCCTTATTTCACTTGGTGTTGGACGATTGACTACTTGATGATTTAGAAAATTAATGACGCGCCCATAAACACGGCCATCATCCGACTTCCCAAGTCTGATATAGCCTATGTTTGAAAGGTGCATGAGGCTTTCATGAATGCTCACTGAAAGATCACGGAGCGGGCAACATTCAGCACAAATCAATTTTTGGTTTGCGTTGAAATACCCTTCATCGTCGGCATAATTTAGCAACGCCGCCGCAAGCATGTGCGTGTCGGGTGGCAATTCGCTCAACGCTTCATTTTTCCAAAAACCGGGCTTTATTGTACGAATACGCGCCATATGGCAACCCCCCTAAAAATCATCCCCAAAAAGAAGCGGCGGGCCGGGGGATGAATAGCCGACGCGGGGATCAACCGCGCTTTTTTCGCCGTGCGTATTTATACCCTATTGCCGCTATCTGGTAAAGCCGATAAAATGGTTTTACAGTAGGCCATCATCATTTTAACGAGTGGATATGTTAATAAAATCAGGTTCCGTTGACACGTTCGGCCCGCACCTCAGCCTTTGCCCATGCCCTCAATTCCTTGGTATTCATAATGCGGTTGCGTACCTTGTGAGTGCCGTCCGGGCGGGAATATACCTTGTAGCCGCGCTTTCGGATGGCGACAATCATATCATGCGTTAGGCTTGGCTCTGCACGGTTAGGGTAGGTGTATGTTTTTCCGGCTGCGCTGACTATTGTAATCATTTCTCGAACCCCACAAAATTGAGTTTTTTCTTTGGCCGTGGCGTCCAGCATCGGGCGTGATGTTCCTGGCAATAGCTTGATCCGCGCTGTTTAGCGATACCGCAATGCGCCGCCTCAATCTCGGGAACGCTCATGCCGGGGACAATATGGCCTTCGATCCATTCGCACCCGCCAGGAACGCGCTGGGGAGCCGCTATAGCATCATCGGGGAAGTAATCTAGTATGCTCACCGCCTCGATAACAGGCACGATTGCAGGGGCCGTCTTAGCCGCCCTATGGCGAATGCTCTTGATAGGGGAGTTTACCGCCCTAGTCTTGCCAAGCCTGAAAAGACGCCCGATAACCTGATTTTTATTCAGGCCCATCATTGATGCAATCATTGACCGCGTTAGTCTTTGATCGTCGGCATAGCGCAAAAGCACCGCGTCCATTTCAGGCGTCCAAGTAACCTCATGCGCCGGGCGCACAACAATGCCGATTTGTTTTATGGCCTCAGATACGTTCCATGCTTGAATTCCGATTGTTTCAGCTATTTCTTTGAGGTTGCATCCCTCATTCCAGAGCCGCTTAATCTGCATTTTTCTTTGTTCAGATATTTTCATTATTCCCCCAAAATTCAGATTTAATCCTGATGCAATTGTCGGCTAAAAACCCGCCGCCATGCAAAAGACCTCACCCACGAAACCGCCGTATAAAGCGCCGTTATTCCAAGCGCGTCACCTCTTGATGTTTCAAAACCCCACACCATGGGCAATACAAAATAAGTCAGGCACCACGCCACTACCATGCCGGAGCCGATGTTTATCGTTGTTTCAATCGCGCTTTGCGTTGTGGTTTGCGTCATTTGAATTCAATCGCCAATTGATTAGCCACCTCTGGCAATTTTGCAAGTTCAAGGTTTTTGATTGATTGCCGGAAATAGCTTTTTTTCAGCTCTACCCCCATACCTTTTCGGCCTTGGCAAACCGCGCTATATACTTCGGATCCGACACCCATAAATGGCGTGAAAACAGTTTCACCCGGAAGGCTTCGCAAAATGATGGTCCGGTCAATCACGTCCAACTGTAACGGGTGAACATGCTTTTCATCGTCAGGTTCTTTGCAATCCTGATAAGGCAAAACGCGGCCCATGTTAATATCGTCCCACACGCTCGAAGCTAGGCGTCGCCAAATCCAATGCGAGTATCTATTCTCTTTTTGGTCGCCTTTCCACCCGCGATACTTCAGAATTTCGGCTGGCATTGGTTCTTCGCCGGGATAGTTTCCAAAAAAACCATTGGGATTTTGAAGCGGAAACGGATTTTTGCCACGCTTGCGAAAAATCAGCATGTAGTCAGCGCTGGCAACGCCAGCATAAGCCGCATCTTCCACAATCGTTTTATGGGCAAGATTGTGCGTCATGGTGCGATTACGAACCCAAAGAGGTTCTTTCCAAATGGTATGACGGGCGATAAAATCGAACCCTAATTCCTTGTGAAGTCGAATTATGTCGCCGGGGAAATCAATCAAGTGACCCTTACCACTGTTATCCGTTGGAATATCAGTGCAATGAACGGCGGTAATTCGCCCCGGAATAGTAATTCTGTGAAGTTCACGAACGCAAAACCGATAATGTTCAAAGAACTCGTCATAATCTGCACTATTCGACATATCGCGGTCATCACTTGAATAGTTATACAGCCCCCCAAACGGCGGGGAATAAACCGACAAATGGATTTTTTCGTCTGGCATTCCCCCCATGACTTCAATGCAGTCACCATTGTAAAGTGCATAATCGTCGGTAATAACTTGGTCGATCACAGCCATGACGGCATCCTTTCTTGGTTTGTGAAAACTTGTCCCTTTTGGATTGATTGCGCGTTGTCCATTTCGCGCACTAGATTTTTGAACATTTCCCCGGCCTTCAAAGCCTTTGCGGATAAGTTATCCATCACTTTCCTTTCGCCTTCGGTCATGACAACGTCAACCGTCACGTCATTTTCTTGCCCGAACCTCCAACATCTGCGAATTGATTGATAATAGGCCTCATAAGAGTGGGACGGAAAATAGACAACCCTTGACGCATGTTGCCAATTCAAACCCCATGCCCCGATTTTAGGTTTAGTGACCATTACCCGCGCTTGGCCGGATGAAAACGCCTCAAACTTTTCTTCTTTTTTATCGTCGTTGTCTTTCCCTGAAACTTGAACCGCGCCGGGTATCATCTTTTCTAAGAGATCCCCTTCTTCGTTTGCATGGCACCAAACCACAGCTGGGTCATCATGCGTAGCCAGTTCCGCAGCCCTTTCACATCGTTCAATAATCGTACGCTTCCGCTCAGATCTCTGTTCAAAAAGATTTACAGCGGGAAGCGCAAATAGCATTCCATCTGGTGCCTTATTGACATCAACTAAGTGAGTGGTTTCAATCAATTTTGGCAAATTGAATTTACCATCATCAAACCCAAGATCGGAAGGATTACGGCAAGCCCTAGCCCATGACGTAACCCATTGCCAAAATGGTACCTCAGCATGGCCCTTAAACCGCCATTTCGGAGCCTCGCCATACATTCGCTTGGTGGCGCTATTGTTTTGGTCGTTCTTAAAAAACCTATTTAGCATATCCATATGTCCGAGATACCCAAGGGCCTCAGAACTTGTACCCAATTCAATATAATCATTTGGGGCGGCTGTTGCCGTTGCCAATAAACGAAACGGCATTTTTTTCATAAACCGCGTAATTTCATCACGACGAACGCCATCAAACGATTTAAGGATGCTGCTTTCATCACACGCGACAGCCCCAAAATCATCCGGCGAAAATAAGTGTAGTTTTTCGTAATTTGTAATCGTTATCCGGCTGGACGGTTTTCCATCTTTTGACCTTGAACATTCAATCCCAAACTTCTCACCCTCGGTAATCATTTGAGCCGCCACGGCAAGGGGCGTAAGCAACAAAACAGGTTTCCCGGTGTGGATTGCCATATTTTCGCACCACACCAATTCCATTAGCGTTTTGCCAAGTCCACAGTCTGCAAAGATAGCCGCACGGCCTTTTCGTACCGACCACTCGACTAAAAACTTTTGGAAATCGAATAGACTATCCGGCATAAATGATGGATTGAACCCATGATTAGCCCCCACGTTTTCCCTATCGGACAAAAACTTCTGATAATTCATTCCCCCGCCTCCATAAGCGCCTTTGCCAGAGCGCGGATTTTAGCAACCGCGCCCAATGTGTTCGGTATCCATACCGTTATGGGCCGGAATCCCTTGGATAGCATACGCTCACGCCAGCCGCGCACACGTTCTGTTGTTGTCTTTGCCATTATTGCCCCACCACTTTGCGGAAACGATCCGATCCAAACGCTCCGCGTGTGATATTTATGATTTCAGATAGGGTGTACGCATCTTTCAATCCGCCCTGCTGCTTGATGAAAGCTTCCGTCCCCATCTGACACGCGCCCGTAACAACGCGGTACGCAGTTGCCCATTCGTATGGCGTTTTAACCGTATCAATCGGCATGTTTTGGTATTGAGACAAATCACGGTCGGCGGTCTTATAGGCCAGATCTGACAAGGCAGCGCTTAATGTCTCGCCGTGTGCGTTGTGTTCATCTTTAGACACAACATACATATTCTCGCCGACGAGGTTACCATCCGTGAATTGTGCTTTGCGGCAGCTTCGGATTGTTATTCCATCGCGTGTTTTTTCCGACACCGTGACAGTGCCAATACCATCATAAACTTGGATGATATGACCAAACATTTCAGTGTTGTATGCAACGTGTCCAATTGTCACAAGCGCCGGGGCCGTGAACGCAGCGTTCTCGGACACATCGACGTAGCCGGACACCTCAGCCAGCGCCGGGAGCCTAACCACTTCCCCGCGAGGAATGGCCACAACTCCATCAACATGCACAACGCCATCTTCAACGGTGAAGTGGACGCCGTTCTTTTTTAGCCAGTCGGTAGTTTTTTTAAGGTCGTTCGTGGTCATCATCTTTCCCCTTGTTTGGTTCCACTTGCCCGATTATGCACGTTATCCGCTAACGGTCAAGGGGCCTTCTTCCGGCCCATAGCAAGCTGATATTCGTCGTCCCCCGATGTTAGCTGTACGCCTTGCTCTGCAAAGTGACGCTGCACCCGGTCAAGGTAATCGCGGAATTGATCCACCTTCATTAGGCTGGTAACGGCCACGTCGATAGGCGCTTGCATGAGCCTGATTTTTTGCCCATAGGTGAGGGGCTTCAATGTGGCGTCATAGTCGGCGCTGAATGCGGGGTTTCCAGCCCGCAAAATAGGCACCCCGATTGTCAGCTTGCAATATGCCCGCCAGCCTTCGGCGGTATCGTCTGGCAACTGTTGGGCAATCTCTTTATACCAGCGAAATGAAAGCCGATTTTGCGCCGCGCTTCGATCATCCTTGAGAGGCTCAACCGTTACCGTCCAGGCCTTATCCATTGGCAGATTGTGGATAAATCCGACTACTGCGCTCCCGGTTGTCATTGCGCCAACATCGCCTAGGCCAAGGTGGAATGTGGTTTTAGTCATGGTCCCTCAATCTTGTTTTTCCATCAAATCCGCGAGTGAGCGTCTTATCAAACCCGCGCGATTGAATTTTGCGCTTTGGCTTGGTAGGTTTTTCCCCGACCGGGGATGAATGTTTTTTGGCAAGCCGTTTCGTCTTGGCTATCTCGAATATGTCCGCCCCAAGGCGAAGTGCAGCCGTGCCGTGCGTCTTGAGCCTATGACATAGGGCATGGCAAGGGCCGATGTTGCTATCGTCGTCAGTGCCGCCCCTGGCTAGTGCATGGATATGGTCGTACTCGATCTTGTCCCCATGCACAAAGGCCACGCCACAACGCCAGCATTTACCTTCATGTGATAGAAGTATCCGCGCCTTTCGATTTGGCGTCATGGCTTTGCGTTCGGTCATTTTGGGTCCTGATATTGCCAAACAGACACGGTGCCTTTCTTGGTGACGCGGTAATTTGTATGCAGCCCGTCACCGCCATACCAGCCGCCAATGTGTCCGGGATTCCAGTCCGTATCTTGCATCGTTTTATTGCGGATTAAATTTATCGCCCGCACCGGGTCTATGACGTCATTAAGGATTATTCGCATTTGTTTCCCCCAATTCGATCCGCGTCTTTATGCTTAACGACGAAATAATTGCTCTTTGGTTTGCAATGTGCGCCTCAATAATCGGGCGGGCGAGTTCCCACGGAACATTGAATAGGCGCTGGGAATTTTTGCCAGATTGTACGCCAAGCTGTAGGCCACCAGCCCGACGGCCAAAACTGTCACAAATATCAGGCTGTTCGTATTTTTGCACTGCCTCTTCAATCTGCGCTAACAGGCCCTCGGCGGTATCAATCTCACGATAGGCAAACGCAATGTCTTTCGCTGTTACAAATTCGATATTGTTGCTCATTTGTTTTCCTTTCAGGTGTCAAGGATTGCTTGACATCTCAATCCATTAACCAGCCGCCAAGGCAACCCCGGCAAGTGCCGACGCGCTCGGCGGTTAAATATCCCCACGCGATCCGGCGCAGGCTTTCAGTGCTTGGCACTCGCATGGTTACAATTTCAAGCGCCTGTTTGTGCCACGCTATGCGGGACTTTTCGATTGCGGTCATTTCCTATACCTCCAAAATGTCGATACCAAACAAGGCTTTGACTAGCTTGGCCTTGATGCGATATACTGGCGTCTTAACGCCCTTTACGTCACAAATTACACGGTCCCCGGTGGCTACTTCGGTATATCCAAAGTCTGCAATGTAGGTGCAGATTTTAATGCCGTTTACCACAATCGGGAACTTGGGCTGTAGGACTAAATCCGATATTTCCCCGCACCTCAGGCGGTCCTTAAGCACAAGGTAATGGTTCCCCTCTTTCGTGCTGGCAAAGCGGATACCCTCTATAGTGAGAGGCTTGGCGCGGTATTTATGCACCATTGGCGGCGTCCGCTGGCGGTGGGGGAAGTGGGAGCCAGTGGGTAGGTTCTACACCTATTAGATTAGGCGTATATGATTGGCCGCTACATCCATCATATACCCATCCGTCCCATGCACTTTTAATACGGTCGCCTGTATTGGAGTTTACTGAAAATGACCAGCGTACATTTGCGTACCTCTTACCATTTGCAAAAACATCAATCTTGGTTCCGTCATCCGGTGCCGTATCAATAGGCTGCCATGTGGTTAGCGCACGAAGGCGCTCTATCTCGTCGGCAGCGTCTGATTTCAGTAATGCGTCACCATAGAGAACATCACCAACTTCCAATGCGCCCGCATCTAAACGCAACAATTTTACAATGTCCGTCATTCAATCCTACCACTTCAGGTCTTTGATTTTCATGTTAAGATCGCCCAATGCGTCGAGCGTGGAGTAATCAATTGGGGCCGTGTCCCCACCAGCGGACCGGAAGCCCCCAAGCCAACAAATAACATCTGCAAGCGCATCACTGGTCCGCCGCGCCTCAGATGGAGGTATACTGATAATATTGTCAGTCATTGCCCCGCCCCCTTCATAGCTGCGTTGCCTAGTGGCGTGTCGGCAAGCTGGCCTAGCGCGTTGCGATATAGTTCAAGGATGGCCTCCTGCTCTTGACGGGCGGAAACGTCCATCTTGCGTTCGCGGATTATCATTTTCAGGATTTTCACGTCGAAGCCTGAGCCTTTGGCCTCCGAGAATACCTCCCGAATGTCGGCTTGCAGTGCCGCCTTTTCGGCTTCCAAACGCTCCACCCGTTCAATGAAAGACCGGATGCGGTCGCCAGCGATACCGCCGGAATTGTGGCCTATGTTAGTCATTGTCATTTATACTCTTTCCACATAATCAATTTACCGCGATTGACGGTATACCAGATATTCGGCTTAACGCCATTTTCCCCGATTTTCCCGGTGATAAACCCGCGGCATTCTCCTTCGTTATTATATTTTGCAAGCGAAAACATCGTTCCAGCGACCCCTTTAATTCTCGCCCCATTACCACACGCTGAAATAACTGACGCCAAGCCAGTGCATTCATGACTGGTGTAGTCCCCGCTGCTGGCGTTCTGGGTGTGGTTCCCGCTGCTGGCGTTCTGGGTGTTGTGCCCGCTGCTGGCGTTCTTGGTGTTGTGCCCGCTGCTGGCGTTCTTGGTGTTGTCCCCGCTGCTGGCGTTCTGGGTGCTGTACCCGCTGCTGGCGTTCTGGGTGTAGTCCCCGCTGCTGGCGTTCTGGGTGTGGTCCCCGCTGCTGGCGTTCTGGGTGTTGTGCCCGCTGCTGGCGTTCTGGGTGTAGTGCCCGCTGCTGGCGTTCTGGGTGTGGTTCCCGCTTATTTTTCTTTCTTTCGTATGGTTAATTAGCCATCTAACGCAATCCTGTATAAAATCCCCTAGAGATAATTCAGCTTCAAAATGCAAAATAGACGATGCATTTTTGTCTGCTTCCCTTTTTATATATCCCGATTGCGTGACTTTCCCAAAACGATGACCCCCAGAGATATCATAAAATCCCCAGACATCCATAGGATTATCACATGCATGAAACCCACTTCTACAGACATCAACGTCACCTGCATGCTTATAAGTTTTCCCAACTTCGTATTGGAACCCGAGACATTTAAGGTCTTTGTCAAACCCTTTGTATGCTACTATTTTTTTTGTCATTTACCCCAGTCCTCCATCTTGACCGCGCCAAACGTGGCCTTTTCGATCTTTCTCATAATCGCAAGAGAAGGCGAATGTTCGCCCCGCAAAATGCGCGTGATTGTGGACGGCGCGACGCCAGCGTTTCGGGCTAGCGTTGACGGCCTTACTTTGTATCTATTCAGCCATTTAATCAATTTTTTCATGGTTGCCTCATATGTGTTGTGTCGTTATTATATACAGGATAAAATGACGTGGCGCAAATCTTTTTTTGCCGTTACGCAAATAAATATTGACGGGTTAAACGCCTTTTGGTACTTTTGTGCATCGAAACAAAACGAGGGATTGAGAAAATGTACGTCGATACGACAATCGACTTTACCTATGAAATCTGCATTGCTGGCGAAACGATTACCGAAATTGAAGGCCGCGCCGATGTTGAGATTGATACAGATTATGCTTCAATCATGTTCGTTGATAACGAAAGTATCGAGTTTTTTGCTGGCACTGAGCGCGATCATCTTGGCAAAACCGTGGTGGACTTCAACGGCACGCCAAAATACCGCTATGTGCGCCCGGTAAAAGACGAACCGGAAGGCGTTGCATTGCAAAACAAGATTGCCGAATGGATTTGTGGCGACGGCGAAAAACGCATTATCAGCCGCATTGATATGTTTGAATTGATCGCGGACCACCTTCTTGCCAACGCCGAAAGCCGCCGTGATGCAAGGGACGAACGCTAATGATGCACATTATCGCATTTATCCGCCGTATTTTCCGCCGCCGCCGTGTGGTGCGGGTTATCTCTAACGTGAGGGGAATGGAATGAGTGACACAAAACACACGCCATACATTCCATCTGAAATCAGCATTACCAATTTCGGATCGGACGAAAGTGGCCACCATTATAAAGTACAGATCGGAACTATTGAGCGCACTTTTGCATATGCTTGGTGCCCGACAGGGTGCGATATTCGGAAAGATCAAACGCACTTGGTGGCTAATAAGATTGTCAAAGCGTGGAACTGCTACGACGATATGTTAGAGGCTCTGGAAATCGCCATGCATTCACTGACTTACGGCGTCGAGGGTATCAACCGTGATGATAAGGATGACCTTGAGACAATCCGGGCCGTCATCGCCATCGCCAAGGGGGAATAATGCCACGTCTTGACCAGATTGCTGAAACCGCCCGCCAAGAGCGTGGTTACGCCATAGAGTGCCGCGCCAAGGCAAACGCCGCCGCCCGCATGGGAAGAATGTTCAACGCCATTGAATGGGCGCATTGCGCGGATTTAGCAGAAATACACGCCGACGAATTGGATTTATTGGCAAAGGTAGAGGGGGAATACGCAAAATGACGGACTTTGCCGCCCGCATTGCAGAACTGGAAGCCAAGATCGCCCGCGCCCGTGGTCAACATGGGGAAGTGTTGCGCTTGGAGCGGATCCTATGCAAAACCCGCACCGAGCAACTTAGGGCGGAAAATCAGGCCAAGCTAGACTTTGAAGCACAAGCGGTTTGGGAAAAATTAACAAACTTTGGAGTTAGGGCATGACCAACAAAAAAACTCAGGAATTGGTGGAAACGACGGGGCTTGAACTGTTGCGCCTACCGTTCCCTGAAAAACTGATTAGCAAACTGCCAAAGCCGACGGCCAAAAAAGAGGATATGGAAAAACTGCCAAAGGCACCCTGCAACGTGTGCGGTGGATACCATGCGACATCGAAGATTATCCATTTGGATTATGTCGGCCATGCCGCATTGACGGACCGATTACTTGACGTTGACCCACATTGGAATTGGGCACCATTGGCGCTAGGATCGGACGGTTTGCCATCAATCGACAAAGACGGCGGCATGTGGATCACGTTAACCGTCTTGAATATGACCCGTTTGGGGTATGGTGATGCACAAGGTAAAACCGGTGCAAACGCCACCAAAGAGCGTATCGGTGACGCGCTGCGAAACGCGGCTATGCGCTTTGGGGCCGCGCTCGATCTTTGGAGCAAAGCAGATTTGCATGGTGATGATGATAAAGAACCTCAAGAGCCGGAAAATCCCACACCAAAACAGGAAACGCCCCCCGCTCCGGAAGCCCACACCATCACAAACGAGCAGTTGAAAGACGGCGCTGCAAAAATCATGGCCGAAATCAACGCCGCCCAAGATGAAAGCGCGATCAACGCAACGCTCAAAGAACACGCCGCAATGATTGCCGAAATCAAAGCCCGCGCTCCGAAATGGTGGCAACATCCTGAGAAAGGCACGGGTCTTTTGCCAGCCATGAATGCGAAGTTAGATAAAATCAACGCCTTTGAAAATGAACGCAACAGCGAAAACCCGTTTGACGGTGAGGGAGTATAGGGCAATGGAAAAAAACCGCGCAGTAATCGGGGGGAATAACCCGCCGTCGCCTTTGGATGAATTAGTCCAAACGGTCTATTTGGTATTCGAGCAAGGCAAGCAATGGCTTGATGGCGAACCCGTCACAACAGAAGGCATGGCCGAAGGTGTGGCAACGCTCTTGGGCGAAGTCCGTAAGGCGACGAAACAAGTCGAAACCGCGCACAAGACGGAAAAAGAGCCTTTCCTTGAAGGGGGCCGCGTCGTTGATGCAAAGAAAAACGCATTGATTGCCAGCCTGACTTTGGTGGAAAAGGCTTGCAAGGCCGCTTTATTGCCCTTCCAACAGGCCAAGAAAGCCGCCCAAGAGAAAGCAGAGGCCGAAGCAAGGGCGAAGGCAGAGGCCGCACGTATCGCCGCCGACGAGGCCCGTAAGGCCGCTAATGCCGACAACCTGGCAGAGCGGGAATCCGCGACGAAAGCAGCCGAGGAAGCGGAAAAACTCGAAGCCGCCGCCGCCAAGGCTCACAAGGCAAGCACTACCACAAAGGGCAATACAGGCCGTGCCATCGGCTTGACGACGGTGTATAGTGCAGAGATTGAAGACCTGCAAAAAGCCGCCGCGTTTTATTGGCGCAAGGGCAATCTCGATATTTTCCGGGATGCGATTTTTGCCCAGGCCAATAGGGACGTAAAGGCTGGAAAGCGCGACATTCCGGGGATCACTGTAATCACAAAGCAAGAGGTGCGCTAAATGCTGCAACTGGTAATTTCAGGCCGTCTCGGGCGCGACGTTCAATTGCGCCGCACCCAAAACAATGACGCTGTGTTGAATTTCACCGTGGCCTCAGATGTTGGCTATGGCGACAAAAAATCAACCGTATGGGTTGATTGTACGGTATGGGGGAAACGCGCCGAAGCGTTGGAACAATATCTGCACAAAGGCGACCCGGTAACGGTCATTGGTGAAGGCAATATCCGCACATGGGAAAAGGATGGTAAATCCGGGGCCGCTATGACGTGCCGTGTTTCCGAAATCGCCATGCAAGGCGGAAAGCGCCAAGACGCTGGCAACAGTTCCGGGGACAATGCGCCGGGTGGGGACGAACTGGATTCGGAAATTCCCTTTTAACACATTATGCAAGTGGCTGTATAATCAATTAGAAACACGTTTCCAAAGGATTACACGCAATGAAAAAATGCTTCAAGTGTGGAGAAACAAAGGAATTGTCCGAATTTTATAATCATCCACAAATGGCTGACGGAAAACTCGGGAAGTGCAAGTCTTGCTGTAAGAGCGACGTTAAAAGAAACAGAGAAGAAAAGATTGAGTATTTTATCGTGAATACGCCGCCAAAAGCTACCAAGACGACCCAAGGGTAATGGAGCGTATAAAGCGATACTCACAAACAGATGCATGTAAATCGTCTGTAAAAAAATCACGGATTAAATGGATACGAGACAATTCAGATAAACATGCTGTTCATATAATACTTGGGAACGCGGTAAAAAATGGGAAAATTACCAAACCTGATGCATGTTCAATTTGTGGAAAGTCGGACTGCCGGATCATTGGACACCATGACGACTATACAAAACCGATTGATGTTGTTTGGTGCTGTGCAAAATGCCATGCAAAAATACACAAGGATATCCGGCGTAATGGCGGAAGTGGGAAAGAATAAATATCATGGCAGCTAATAGCAAAATCGCTTGGACAGATCACACCTTCAACGCATGGGTAGGTTGTTCCAAGGTATCGCCGGGGTGTGATAACTGCTACGCCGAGGGCTGGGCAAAACGCGCTGGCAACCCTGAATTATGGATTGGCGAGCGCCGCCGCACGAAAACATGGAATGACCCGGTGAAATGGAACCGTGAAGCCGAAAAGACGGGCGTCATTCCGAGCGTGTTTTGCAACAGCTTGGGGGATGTATTCGATAATGAAATTCCCCAAGAATGGCGGGATGATTTGTTCGCTCTGATTAAGTCCACACCATTCCTGCGCTGGATCATTTTGACGAAGCGTATCGGAAACGCTGCCAAGATGCTGCCAGCCGATTGGGGTGATGGCTATCCCAACGTCGCATTGCTAATTACGGTGGTTAATCAGGCCGAAGCCGACCGCGATATTCCGAAGCTGTTGTACGTTCCGGCACTGTGGCGTGGTCTGTCCGTGGAGCCTCAGCTTGAGAACATATCGTTGCGGTGGGTTGGCGGCATGGCATACCGTGGACTTACGGGGCGAGGCGTTGCATATCATCTTGACGCATTACGTCAACTCAATTGGGTAATTCAAGGCTGCGAGAGCGGCCCCAAGCGCCGCCCGTTTGAACTAGATTGGGCGCGGTCTATGCGCGATCAATGCTTAGAGGCTGGCGCGTCGTATTTTCTGAAACAAATGCCGAACCCGAACCATCGCGGCATCGTTGAAACGCCAGAACTTGACGGCAAGACATGGACGCAATCACCGTGGGGGATACCATGACGCACACATTCGTATCAGTTTTATCGTTCCGCATGGCAGAATGGGCAAGCTACGGCTTTGCCGTTGGCCTGGGGATTATCATAGGGAAACATTTCGGATGAACCGCACGATTGAACAATATAAGGAAATTACAGCAAATAGAATGTCGCTGTACGATCCATCCAGTGCGATTGATGACATTCTCACCCTCGCCGCGCTGTGCGAGGAATTGCGGGGGACAATGGACAAACTGGTAAAATCAGGGCGCGTTGGATCAAGCCCGATTGAGGCCCACAAAGCAAGATGTGATGCCATCGCCACCATCGCCAAAGCAAACGAGGTGCTGAAATGATTAATACCCCCTTCAACAAATTGGATGATGCCGAAGCGGAGCGTCTCGCCTTACTCGCGGAGGAGTGCGGCGAAGTTGTGCAAGTGATTGGTAAGATTTTGCGTCATGGATATGAGAGCCACCACCCGGACAACCCAATCGAGAGCAATCGCCACCTTTTGCACAACGAACTCGGCGATCTTAAATACGTGGTGAGCCGGATGATTGCCGAGGGTGACTTAGTTCGGTCCGTGATCGAAGAAGCCGCCGAGTACAAGGCCGAACGTGTTGAACAGTATTTGCACCACCAAAAACCGGAGGCGCTGAAATGAACAACCCCTACACCATCGTTGAGCCTGAGCCCGAAGTGCAATGGGGGCCGATGCGGGTGAAGCCTAAGAATGGTACTGTTTATAACTATGTGGCCAACACGGGGCATGTGCGCGGCATGCACTGGAACGGTTGTAGTTTCGACCTTGACAGGTTTCAGATTGGTAACATATTCGCCACCCAAGCCACCGCAATGCATGAAGTCGAACGCCGCAAAGTTATCCATGAACTGTGGTGCCAACCGGGGGCGCGTGGATGGTATAAAAACCAGTTAAATTGTGCACTGACGTTTGAAGCTGATGAATGGTCTGCTGCTGAGTTTCATACTTGGCACGCCAATTTCTCAATGCCTTACTTTAATACACCAGCAGAAGTCCTTAATGCCATCAACACAATCGGCATCGAGCGCCTTAGCCTGCCGCTGAAGGGGTGACGTGTGATGACCCGCATTTGCGTTTCAATCGCCTGTAGAGAGGCGGAGAGGTTGGCGTATAAACGCGGGTATTATACGGGGTCTAGGAGGGCTGCCGGATCACTTGCCACGATTTATAATTGGGTAATGCGACATGGTAAAAAAGACGCCGTGATTGAGCAATTAACAAAAGAACTTGAAAAGGCTTTATCGGAGAATAAGGAATGACCCCCATATCCCTAGCCGTCGCCACGGTCATATCGTCGCTGGCGCTTCCCTCAGCCGAATATCAAGGACTACCGTCATTCGATGATGCAGTACTATTGGCAACAGTGGCATTCAACGAAATGGAGGGGCAATCCCCGACATGCAAGGGTATTGTCGTGCAAGCCGCGCTGAACCGTTACGCCATGATCGACGGCCCGTTGCGTGAGGTTACCCACCGCCCGTTCCAGTTTGCCACGCATAGGCCGGATGTTGACGCGGATAACCCGATGGAAGCCACAGCCGCGTTGCAAGCCGCCGAAGCCGCCGTGTTCGTTTATTCCGGGCTGGTCAAGGTTCCGGCATGGGCGAGGGGTGTGACGCACTTCCATGAAGGCCGTGTCACGCCGTCATCGTGGGGTCCGAACATCGTCAAGATCGGTTACGATTGCGGGCATACGTTCTATCAGGAGGTGGTGCGGTGATGAGAGTTCTAGTGGCGTGTGAGTTTAGCGGCAGGGTGCGGGACGCTTTTATTCATCGAGGCCATGACGCTATGAGTTGCGATATACTCAAAACCGACGCCCCAGGTCCGCACTACAAAGGCGATGTGCGAGACATTATCGCTGATGAATGGGATTTGATGATTGCCCACCCGCCATGCACACATTTGGCAGTAAGCGGGGCGCGAAGCTACAGGCCCCCGGACTTCGGTTCGGGGGGTTTCTGTTTTAAGCGAACCCCTACCGTCGCACGTCTTGCACTTTACCAGCCTATCCCCGCCCGGCGGAGGTGGCTTCCAGCCCGTTGAGCAATCCGGGCAAGGCTTAATGTTCGCCATTGAATAGCGCGCCTCAGCGTTGCGTCGTGTCACAAGGCCGGGAAGCACCTTGCCGCCCCCGTGGATCCAGCGCGTGAACTGATAAGCAGCATCGCCCCATTCCCCAGCGTTGACCTTGCGCCGCAACGTGGAAGCCGCAAACGCCCCGGTGCCGACATTGAACACAAACGATACCAGCGCCCCGTATTGTTCATCCGTCATATCCACAAGGGCGCGGGGGCAATTCTTAGCCACCGCCGTCGCGGCCTTAACCATATCGGCGCGTAAGTATGCCTCGCCAGCCGTTGCATCAATCTCAGGATGATCTTTAGCGCACACATGCCCATAGCCGATTGTGGGGTATCCGGCGGGGCAGATATAGACACGCGGGGAAAACCCCTCAAAGTGCTTTACAAGGTCCACCGCGCATTGTGGAATTTCACGTCCCATTATTCTTGCGGATCACGCGGTCGAGAAACCAGAAGTTCATGATACCAGCGAACAATGCCGCGTCATTGGGCGTCCAGGCGTCTTGCAGTGTTGCCACAACCGCGCCCATGTTATCCCATGCGACGATGATGCCTACCGCCAACGTCACCGTCTTAATGCCGCTGTAAAGCGCCAAATACCAATATGACGCGACGGGGCGGAATGACGAACTAAGCGCATCAACCCATTTAATCCCGGTAGGTGTGGCTTGCGCCTGTACGGCTCCGAGCAATGCGTCAAGCCCACCCTTATCCAGCACAATCTGACTTTCGACTTGCAGCTTTTGCAATCCCTGCTCATGCAAGGCTTTATCGCGTTCGATTTGAATACGCTGCATTTCAAGTTCATGCACACGCTCGGATTTACCGTTAAAGAATTTCAGCACTTCCGGGGCAAGACGAAACAGGCCACCAAGCAGTCCGCCGAACAAACCCGATGACGCCAAACCGATTATTGTGTCCATTTAATTACCCCCTTTTGTCCGTTCCACCCATTTAGCGACCAATGCCTCCATTCCGCGCGGCCCAAGCCATGCGACGATGGCAACAACCGCATGTTGACCCATTAACGGCAAGTCAAGGTATTGAGCAAGCCCGCTTCCAACCACACCGCAAAAAATCACGGTTGGCATTTCCCACAGCAATTCAGGGCTCCAAAACTTTCTATGGCCTAGCCGCACAAGATGATGGTGCGCCAATGCCCGCCCAATAATCGCAGTCAGCACAAGGCCAAATTGCCCGGTAATCAGGTGCTTGATTTCAGGCGACAATCCGTTTAAGTAAGGGAAATTATCAAACATAGCGCAATACCCAATTCAAGGATAATTCATCCCAATAATAATCAATTCCATCAACGGGGTATGGGACAGGCGGTTCCCATTGATATGTTACGGCATTTAGTGACCATGATGCAAACGGTTGAGGTGGAATGAATGCATCATTTGCAGCATCATAAAGGAAACCGCCATCCGCTGAATTGTTGGCGGTGTACGAGCCTATCTTTATGAAGTCTGAAGGGGCGAAGATGTAGGCGATGTAAGTCTCGTGCGTGTTGGTCAATTAGTTGTTCGTTTGTCATGGGAAATAAGACCCTTGTTTATAATATTGTTGTGACGATAATAGCGGGGATAATTAAACAAGCAGCAGTGGTCCCGCCAAGCCAATACTCACCGATGTTAGTCCAATCTTCACGGCCTCTTTCTGCCGCCCACACATAGCCATCACCGCAAGCGTAATACCGCTTAAGCGCAGGTGAAGGGTCTTCCATAGTGCCGAACTGATGATTAACATTCAGCCACACGAAGCCGACCAACAAGCCGACTACAATCCCGATCTCAATGTGAGGGTAGAACATAATCGCCACGACAATGGCCTGAGCTACCTTAATAACAGGCTTAAGCAGAACTTCCCGTAGGCTATGCGTGCCAAGATACCGCCCTTGCAGACGACGAAGATAAGCCAGTGCAGGGATGGCTACGACACAGGCTGCAAGTTGGATGTAAAGGTCGATCATCGTGCAGGGTTCTCCGTTGGGCCTTGACTGTTTCCAACTTGTATGTTCATAAACACACTTCCGCTGGCGTTTATACTTACACCAGTTGTGCGAATTTTTCTCCCGCCTGATGTCCAATCCCATGCAGCAGTAGTACCACCAGCGTTGTCGTAATTCCAAATCAAATACTGGTCTGCCGGGTTATCTGCGTCTAAAGCCGCAGAGTGAATAGTGTAGTAATTTGCTGTGCCAGTGATGATCTTACAAATGTCTAGGACAGGTGATATTCCAACATTTGTGTACGGCCCGTCGGCGCTACCATTTCCAGTATGTTTTGATAATTTCACCACATCCGTTTCCGCAAGAACGAGAACGTCATATGTGTCTGTTGGGGCAGCACTCTCAATTAAGAAAGTGTTGACGCCAAACGTGTTCACTCTTGTTGAGGCCGCTTGTACAGCGGTGCTGGTTAAGTCCAACAAGTTACCCGCCGTTAAATCAGGGTGCCACATATAGACAGCCCCACCCGCACGCGGAAATAGAAGCACGGCATATCGACTAGCGTTTAAGCTATGCGTGACGGTTGTGTTTCCGCCTCCACTGGTATGGGATATTGCAGCCGCGTAAGTCCCGTATGTTGCATTGATACGGAACGCTGCACCTAACCAATTGTTTGTCCCTGCCATTGCCCGAAGTGTTTGGTAGGTGCTGCCATAGGCAATGGTATGTTCGTTGCTTGCGTCATAGCTAAATACCCAAGACCAGCTTTCAATGCCAGGGAAGTTCTTGCGGAATGTTACCGTGGGATCAGCACCCCAGCCTTGTGCAGAGATTGCAGCTGCAAGCGTTGCATCAACATTCGCTTCCGTGTCGAACACTTGAGCGTGAACGTCTTTCCAATTCTTGATCGTCGGCACTGGCAAGTTGTCTGTGGATATGGATTTGAAGCCTGTTGGTGGGGTGTAGGTGAAGTCTGCGTCTGCTGTAATTAAGTTAGCCGTCATAGAACCATTGCCCAATGCGGCAAAATAAGGACCGCTAGTTAGACCTGTATACGCTGTACCCTGTGATACGTTATTCTTAAAAAACTCTAACGTCCCGGCATCAGCGTCAAAAGCAACACCAATAATATCTGTATTTGTATATGTTGCCCCATACGCCGTGCTTACTCCACCAGTGTATTTATTTCCGTTTGAAAAATAATAACCCCATCCGTGAGTGTCCCCCCCTATATATGAGTTTAACGTAACATAGGTTACTCCATCAGCTATACCTACCATAGATGATACGGGGTTGTGGACTTCCCAGTACCACTTACCAGAACTCATCAATTGTGTGCATCTCACGGAACTAGCGGTTGCTGTGATAGAAACAGATTTGTTACCATTAGACAGTGTAACATTGGCGCTTTTGTCTAAAGGATTAAGCGTTGCATAAACATTCGTAGGCGTGGACGTGACTTGCGTGATGGTGCCGTTCACGGTCCAGTTGTTGCCGTTGCCGCTTGCGTCCGTGCCGAGCGCCCCACTGTTGGAGAAGTCTAAATAAAAACCGTTCGTGCCGTATGTGCCCGCGTAGCGTTTGGCTTTCCAGTTACCTGTTGCTGCGTCTGTTTCACCGAAGTCAGCCGGAGTTAATTCTTGCCCATCTACAAACCTAACTTCTGCAACATAACCATTAAAATAATAACTCGCGCTACTTGTGTAACGCATAAGCGTATGAACAACAGCGGTATTGATATTAGTTATGTTTGGCGCACCAGAGAGCGTTTGCAGTTCCCCGTCAACGTAGAGTTTGTTCAACGTCCCGTTGCCCGTTAACAGTATGTGGCTCATAGCTGTAGGATCGCGGAACACGGCTGTTGTCGTCTTATGTGTGCCGTCATTTACAGAAAGTTTTTCATCTGAATAAAACAGTAAGACGTTACCATCAATTGCGTTGCTGAATAAAAATTGCACAGCCGCCGGGATAGAACACTTTTGCACCCATAATGAAAAAGACCACGTATCACCGCCTGCGCTACCAAACGTGCGCGACAGATACCCCGTACTGCCATTGAACAGGGCGGCGTTGGCGATGTTGTAGCCAGCTAGGTTCCCAAACACATGACTACCAAAGAACGGCATGTTAGCTCACCACATAATCAATGATGGATTGGGCATCCGTAAGAGCCTCCACCGCAACAATGTGCACGGCCTCGGCGTCGTAGGCTGCCTGCACATGGGTACGAACTGCGTCTGCGATTGCAATTATTTGCATTGCGGTCAACTGCACAAACCCTGCTTCCGTCTTCCAATTGACGGTGTAGGTGTTATCCTCTTTGGCGACCGTGCGTGCTGCAAGATACTTGTTCTGGCTGTCCCGATCCGTGGACACGGGCATGCCCCCGACAGTCACACCACCTACTTCAAGGTTATAGCGCCACGCTGCGATCTCGGCCAGCTTCTGAGCCTTCAACGGGGCAACGTCCCGCAACGTGCCGACATAAGTGCAAACGACCTCGCCGTTGACGACCTCACGGGTCAGCGTCACGTTGTAGACACGTTCGTCGGGCTTGGCGTTGGCGTACCGCTCGTCCATCAGACCATGCTCAGTACACCATGCTGGGTCTTTGAAGCACTGGGCCGGGTAAGTAGGTCCGTTAGGGTCTGGACGCCACTCACGCACAGGTATAGAGGTCAGCACGCCGTTAACTAATTTCCATTTATGCGCCATGTTACACCACCGTGGAGAATGAGAGTTCAACCGTGTCCGTGCCACCACCGTCGACGCGCACGTTATAGCTGATCGTGTGCCGACCAGTCGTGGAAATTGCTGTAGCCATCCCGTCAGGGGCGAGGCATTCGGCGCCGAGCGCAATCGCATAGTTCGTGGTGTTGTTCAAGTAAATGATACCTCCGAGACCCGCGAGCTCACCCGTAAAATCTAAAGTGTCGGCCCCAGAGGGAGTGTAAATAAAGTCTTGGGTCGTTCCGATAGCGAGCGTCCCGTCGGTGACTGTTGCCATACCCTTCCGTTGTGGGGCGCCCCATGTATTCACAGTGCTGAGCTTAGGGATCACCGCGCCAGTGGTGCCAATAGCAACACCGTTCTTGAGGACCTTCCCAGTTGTGCCATCAAACAGCGCTACGGCGTCGGCGGTGGCTGATGCCGGGCCTACAACGTCTCCAACACCATCGACCCCATGAGGGGATACAGTGACCAGCACAATATCAGCCGCCGAGAATGTCCCGTTAGAGGCCACATGCGTAAGAGCTACTTCGGTCCATCCAGCATTATCGGTAAGCGACGCGATGGTATAAATGCCAAATACGGCACTGTTCCCCGCCTTACGCAAAACAAGCGTCCCGTGACTTCCGGCGTTGCCCGTATTATCCCAAGTCGTAACCCAAGCCGACACGTCAACCGCATCTGAATTTGCATCATCAACCGCGATTGAGGTGACGCTGGATAGGGTTGCGTTGTTTAACCTTACCTCGCCAGCGCCGGGGTCCGCCATTGTTGTAGACGCATCAAACGCCCAACCAGACACTTGTGCTGCCACAGATTGAACGTCAGCGCTTATCCCTGATACGGTCGTTACATTTGCGCTTATTCCGGCGACAGTCGTGACGTTCGCGCTTACCCCGGCGACAGTCGTTACATTTGCACTTATCCCGGCAACGGTTCCGATTGTATTGGCACCCGTGAGATCATCAGCAACAGTCGTTACGTCTGCGCTAATCCCGGCCACGGTATCAAGGTCTACTGCAATAGCGGTATCAATAATCGTGGTTAATGCAAATGCAAGGCTCGTCGTTCCGATTGTGATATCGTTCGCCGTTGTAATGTGCGCTTCCATACCAGTGTATGTTGATCCGGCATTGATTAGAACGCGGGTTCCTTGCACAACATCCCCGGACCCGTTAAAATCCTTTGCGCGGGACCATGCCGTGGATGCCACGTTATAAATGCCGTTTTCGCTGCCCGTGGTTTGGTTTTTAACCAAGACACGATCATCGGCGACTACAGTGACGCCATCAATCGTTTGGAGGCCTGATAGCGTGATATTGGCGGTCGTTGCCACACGAACGGGCGCTTTTATCGCAACCGAAGTTGTGATGCCATTAATGCGATCTGCGTAAGTTGATCCGGTCATTTTACCTCACACCCTCAAAGAGCCTGTTTCCACCGCCGCGCGGCATTGTTGACGACGGCGGGATATAGAATGTTTGATCGTTATCACGCTTAATTCTGCTTTCCATACGCTTCAAATATCCGGGGTTCATTATCTCTTGAAGTTGATAGAAAATCAGGTAATCAAGACCCGCCTTAGTATAAAAGAGATTCGCGCCGGGAACCATTGATTTCGCTGACCAAGCTAACTTTGCAGCAGCGTCTAATGGTTCACCTTCGCGGGCAGTTGCAAACGCCCTCAAAATGTCGCTGGTCTTACCAATACCCGGACCCATGAGCGTTTCTAAACCACCCCCACCGAAGCGGTTATATTGCCCCATGAGAAAGTCGCCATAGATACCTAACCCGCCGCCTTGAACCGCCGCAGCGCCAATAGTTGCCCAATTGGCCGCGCCGTCCTCAGTAGTAAGGGGTCGTGGCTCTTTCCCCGCAGCAAGCTGTTTTGCAGAGTTGGCAATATAACCGAGCGCGGTAGTCGCCAATATCATATGGACCATGCCCGGAACACCTCCGCGATACAGTTCACGCGCAACGTGTTTTCTAATATACGTGATCGGGAACATCTTGAACTGCATTATAAAGCGCACAGCCTCGCCCAATAGCGTTCCGGGTTGCGTTCCCCAAGTCACAATCGCACGTTCACCAGCACCGCCAAAGGTATTAACGGCTTGCAGTTCCTCGGAAAAGAACATCCTCAGATTTAGCTTTAAATCTTCACGCGCACGCGCAATAGACGTGGCACTGTCACCCTTGCCTAAGGTCTTGATAATATCATCCGAAAGGTCATCAACAGAATCCGGCATCATGTAGGCTCTATCGCCATCGACGCGCATATCGGTTTGGCGCAAGGCGTTCCACTGGGCATCACCAATGTCATAGCGTTTCAATGTGTTTTGCAGCAGCCCATCGAGTTGAGAAAACGGCTTATCGGCATTCCGTGCCAGATTGTGCGACATCATCAATCCCGCCCCGGTGGACTTGCTATCAGCCCACCACGACATGAAGTTGATCTTGAAAAAGAAGTTCTGCATTTTGGCGACTTTGCCGGGAAGCGTATCGGTTGCGCTATGGATAGAGGCAATATCCCCCAGCATACCATGCATGCCCGCGCCCAAAAGGTCCGCAATCTCTCGCTTTTCACCACTGGAACGGCCTTTGATTAAATCACCAAAAGCGTTACCGTAGCCCTCGAAATAACCAATGCCATGATGCCTGAGAACCGCAACCTTCAACGCATTGTCGGGGATAGACGAAAGCACCACACCGCCCAAAGACGACATATTGATTAGCGCCCGCGATACCGCGCCGAACTTTGCCCAATTCGGGTTCCCGGGTATTCTTGCCTCACCCGTCAATTGCTCAAATTGAGCCTTAATCATGCGGCCCTTAAGCGCATCTGCCCCTGCCATATCGCCACGGTCCCGCGCACGTTCCCGCAACATATCCAAATCAGCATCGAACGCCGCTTGGGGATTTGTCCCCCATGCCTCCATAAGTGCGGAATTATCGGCAGCGCTATTCAGCCCATGAATGACGCTATCCACAATCCCACCCATGCCAAATTCTTTATTATATTCGTACCAATCTTTAGCAGACTTGAAGTGCAACACGCGATTTTGAGATAGCTTCTTAGCCCGGTTCGACGGCCCCTTAAACCCTCCAAGCCAGCTATCGGCCCCCTTGGTTTTGTAATACACACCGGATGCCAACTCAGAGCCGATACGGCGCAAGAAAGCATCGGGCTCATCGACACCATCAAAAGTCTTGGGGTCTAGTTTATCCTTGATCTTCGTTGCCCATGCGTCAATTCCCGCCTTGCGGATACGCAACATATCATGGCTTTGGCGCACGATATAACCTGGCGCACGGCCTATCCATGCCCCGGCGTTGTTCTGCATGGTGCGTGCCGCCTCTTGGTATTTGACGAAAATCCGCGCCGCGTCTTGGGCTTCTTTGCGCCCCGTCAATACAGGCGATTTCCCGGCGACTTCGGCCTCAGTAATCAGCCACATATTATCAGCAATTTCGCGCTCAAACGGCTCGTTTTTCTTGCCCAAAATATCGAACAGATTAGCCGCCCTCAATTCCGCCGCCATCGGGCCAAGCAGTTCAGACCGCCGTGCAACCTGAGCAGCATTAACGGATTTGCCCAAGCCTTCGCCAACCTTTTCAGAGCCGACGTTAAACGCCTTAATTGCCTCGGCTTCACGCCCAACAAACCGGGAATAGATATCTAAACGCTTCCGTTTTGCAATGACGTTTTTGAGCCTTGACCGTTTTTCGATCATCGCCGCGAACTTTTCCTCATCGGCTATGTTTTTGGCAATCTCAGCTAGTGCAAGCGCGTCATTCTCCAATGGGTTTACGGCCTTACGCTTTGCCAGCCGCTTGTCGATTTCGGAAACAATCGCCTCAATTTCATCGTCGGGAAACTCTTTGCCGACCGCTTCACGAATGGAGTTGATGCAATCTTGATATGCCATGTTACGCCTTCCCCACACGGCACCGCGCCACGGCTTGCGCCGCTACTGCGAATTGGTCCGCAAAATTGCCCATGTCATCAGCTTCCTTAATAAATGCCGCCTCGCCTTCGTCCAAAGCCCCTACAAGAGCCTCAAAATCTGCGATCTCACTTTGCACCCTTGCCGCGTCTAAATCAACACTTGGCGCACGCGAAAGCATCTCGTCAATAGCCCTAACTTCCGGCGCTTCCCATGATTTAATTCCGGGCGCGTAGGCTTCTGAAAATTGCTTGTTAATCATAGCAACGGCGTCTTGTCGCTCTACCGCCGCGTTGGCAAGCGGAATGAACGGCGACACTGGCTCAACGCGCCCCGCAACCGCCGAAACTGGGGGGGCGTCTTGGAACTTAACAAGGTCAGGGCTTGCCTTGAATGCCGAAAGTTCTTTTTCGTTTAGGTTACGATCCGTTACGGTGAATTTTCTCTTGCCGTTTGCATCCTTAAACGGAACAGGGGAGCCAACATCGCCCGCAACACTGGCGATATACTTTTGCGCTTGGCGCTCTGTGTTGAACGAACGGACGGAACCATCCGGCATACGAAGCGGTTGAACATCAACATTACGAACAATAGAAAAACCGCCATCTATAGGAACGATATTAACGTCCCCACGGATTGATCCAGCTTCTTTTTGCGCCGCCCGCTCAGTGGCAAAAACGCGGACATCCCCGGCAGACGTTGGGATAGCAATTTGCGTCATTGATACTGTTGGCGCTTCCAATGTACGCGGGGGCGCGACGTCGCCAATCTGACCTAGCGTGCCATCAATCGTTCTCGCCATTGCAGGAGCATCAACCACGCCCGGAACAACATCGCCAGATTGCCTTAACACGCCTTCAATGCCAGTGCTTTCTGCCAAAGACGCACGCAATTGAGCCTCAACCGATACGGGCCTATCTTCAACAATGGACGCCACACTTTCACGCAATAAAGGCTCGTCCAGCTTTTTCGCTCGGATTGCATCACCTAAAGCGCCCAAGCCGGAATGAAGCCCGCCGCCGAGTACCGTGCCAAAGGCAAGGTTTAACAGGCTATCGGTAGCAGTGTAATCGGCTTGGCGTTGTGTGGCAGCAGCATAGACAAACGGCTCCACTAAAGCCGCACCGACAAGACCCTCAGCAGCGCCTACCGCCGTCCTGATACCCGCACGGCCAGCCGCGCCGCCCGCCTTTTCCAGCATCACCGCATAACGGGCAGGGCCAACAACGGGGATAAATGCAGACGCGATATTCAAGGGGTCAACCATCGAAACGGCCAAGCCGACGCCGAATTGAGCCGCGCTTAGAAGCCCGCCGCCCTGCGACCTCTGGAAAATATCGCGCCGGGCCAATTCTTCACGCTTAGATTTATTGTAATCCCGCGCATCGGTTTCTTGAACCGGGGCGTCAAACTGCAATTCTTTGTCGATACCGTACCGGGCGTTAGCTTCCTCGGGCGAAATGATCTTATCGGCTTCCCATGTTGGCAGCATTTGCCACAGCGACGGGATAGGGTTTGTTGCCCATGCTTCCTCTGCCGTAGCGCCCAGCACATCGCCAAAAGATGATGGATACGCAAAACGGCCCAAAGCCCTAAGAGCCTTATTTTCCTCGATAGGATATGCCGGGAGGGTCTGCATTAACGCGCCCCCCTGTTTCTGGTATCCAAATCTTGGACGTTAATTAACCCAGGGCGGGAACGTTCCTTTTCCGCTAGGATGGATCGAGACATAAGCTCGACGCCACTCATTTCAGTGGGGTCGTCAATAGAGAACTGCACCATCATAAAATCACTATCCGGCTGGCTTGGGTCTCTAATGTAAACAGGCTGCCCAACCTCATCCAGTAGCGTAGCCTTTATCCCGTCCTGGTCCAAAACCCATGTACCATTGCGAACCGACTCAAGATGCTTGGCAGGGTCTATAAATTCGTTCGCGCCAATCGGGGCCAACATTTCAGGAGAAATCCGCGCCATCACGCGACGGCCTTTCATCTCGATGTTGTCAGCTTCGCCCTTTGGCACGTACATATTAAATCCAGCGGTTGCATTTTTAGTGCTAGGAATGTCCAAAATATCGAACCGCCCAACAAGCGCATTTACAGCCGATGCAGAGGCTTGGTCCGCCGACTGCCCCCTAGACGCATAATACATCGCTAACGTCTCACCCGCCCCGCGCATGGCCTGCACGTTGCTATCCGTTGCCCCGCGTCCAAGTTCAGCCCTAGACCACGCAGCTAGCCCACTCTCAACGCTTGTGCCGATTGCCTTTTTATCGGCATCGGGGATAATCGCACCAAGGTTTTTAGGCCCGACCTTAAGCGCCGCCGCCATATCCTTCCGCGCCACAATATCGGTATCGCTGTCCATCGCGCCCAATACTGCATAATCAGGGGGCAATCCGTCCTTTACAAGGTCACGGTAAGCACTTCCCCAATATGGGCCGTACTGTTGTTGCAAGGTCATCAGGGTGTCTGCGGCTTGCTCGGCTTTATCCGGGGCCGAAAGGTCGGCAATCAACGCCTTCGACACGTTTACAGGCAAAACCCTACGGTTATACTCAGGAATGCCCATAGCATCTTGAGCCGCCAAGGTCTTAGATGAATAATCCTTTAATGTTTGCCCGCCTTCGCCAGAATTAGCCGCTTGCCAAGACGCCGAAATCTCAGGGATTTGCAGCACATAACCAGCCGGGTCATCAAAACGTTTCTTTTTGATTAAATCCACCATGCGGGCCGCGCCTTCATAGGCTTGCTGTTGGTCAGCAAACCCCATGGAACCGGGGGCCGGGGCCATGCGGTCCAGCCTTGCTTGCATTTCTTGTGGGTTGGCGAATTTCACACTGTCCGTAAAGTTAAATGTTTCACGTGAAACATCGTCTTGACGTTTTAATTCCGCATATTGTTGGGGATCAAAGGCATTTTTTGCCCGATCCATAAAATCAGACAAGCCCTGCCCTGTCGATGCAAGGCTGGCGAAATGATCCCGTGCCATAGAACCAAGTTCCGCACGCTCCATCGCGCCCATGCGCTTGACTTCGCTTTCCGCACGCTGAATAAGCATCATGCGTTTATCAGACGGGATGAAATCAACGAATGAATTTGACTGCCCAAAGCTAGCGCCTTCCGGCCCCTGTTTCATGCCGGAACGAAGCGCCCCTAATTGCTGGGCCGGGGTCATAAGCTCCACTTTGCCGATGGCGTAGCTCTCAGCAAAGGTGCGGTTTTGACGTTGCGCCTCTTGTTCGCTCAAATACCCCTTGGCGACGGCACCATCAATGGCCTGACGGGTGGCGGAAAGTACCGCTTGCGCTGTCTCAGGGTTTGACGCCATTAAAGCGGTTTCGCGGTTTTGATCCAATAGGTCGTTGATATGCGCCCGGCCAGCGTCACGCTCACGTTCAACCGCGATGCCAGAAATACGCGCCGACCCTTGGGCAATGTCGGTATTGGTGTATTGTTCAAACAATGCCCGCGTTTGATTATTGCCAATTTCAGAGGAAAACTTGCCGCGCACATCATTCAAGCGCTTTTCATAGCGGTCCTTTGCCGTGGCATAATCTTGATCTTGGGCAAACTCAGCATCCGCCTTTGCTTTTTCCTTCAAAAACCGACTTTGCGCCGTGGCGTAGTCTAATTTATCAATGCGGGCAAGCTCACGATCAGCAAACTGCCCAAACTCCTGAGCAGATTGAGCAGATTGAAGCGCCCCCTGTTGAACCGCGCGTTGCGTTTCTCCGGGATTTCTTACGGATTGAATGGGCCGTTGGGGTCCGGCGACCTGCCGTTCTCCAAATGCCTCTGCGCCGGGAAGTTTTACCATTATGTGAATGTCCCCGTGTATGGGTTTCCGGCTTCAACACGTGGTGCGTTCAATGTGCTTGAGCCTCCTTCGGGGTAATATTTCCCGTAAAGACTACCCGCCGATCCAGCACCGCCTAATAGCGTTCCAGCGGCTTGCATATACCCGGCACGTTCCCGCGCCTTTCCGGCCCGCATAGCCTCAGCGCCTTCAAAGCTGCTAAGATCGGCACCTTGCTCAAGTGACCGAGCGCGCTCCTCCCCGATATAAAGGTCTTGAAGCGCACGATATTCGCCCTCTTTTGCAATATCACCAGATAGCGTGATGATGCCGGGATCAGTGGCACCGCCGCCAGATGCCGCCGCACGGGCCTGTAGCTGGCTCTGAATGAGCCTTTCCTGTTTCCGGGTAACTTGGAGCCTCTGCTGTGAAGCCGCACGCTCCTGCCCCGCCTTAACGCGCTGTTGCTGGGCTTCGTATTCCGCCGCCTGTTGACGGGCCGCGCCCTCTTGGGCAGCAGCCTTTGCCGCCGTGGCTTGCGCCGACGCTTGCATAATGGTGGAGCCAACGGACGCGGCGATCATGGCAATGCTCATCGGGTCTGCCATTTGTACGTCCTCTCGCCAATGTGCTCAAATCCAAGCCGTTCCAACAAAGCGCACGATCCATCAAACTTTTCAGATGCAACGGCAAAACAGGTTTTGCCTTTAACGATATTCATAATCTCTAAAGCGCCCCTCGCCAGCGTCATCGGGAACCTACGCATTTCTGGCCTAAATTCAGAAAACACAACGGGTACTTTCCCACAGTGCGACACAGGATAATATATACCACCTATGCCTAGAATTTCACCATTTAAATCAGCAACAACGGCGCGAAATGACCAGTTTTTTTGCACCCCATAGAATGCGTCAATATCGGCCTTCGTCGCTGGCCTAATCTTAGGGTGCGCCATCGTCGGTATCCAATCCAATAACAGCCGCCAAAATGGTGGCAGGGCGCGGAGCGTAAGACTGTAAACACACCCGCGAGTTAATCTCGCTATCGCCCGCAAACGAAATCGGCGGGAAATCATAAGTCGTATAAACCGTGTCAATCGTTACAGCATTGCCGTTCACAACTTGCGGCAAGCTCTGCAATGCATCAAAGCTCTTCCCGTACTTAACACCTTTATGATGCATGTAGCGGCCAATAATCGCGATACTTGATACCCGTTGGCGCTGCGAAAGCGAAGTCCCCAGCGCCGCGTCATAGGATAGTTTCGCGCTCTTGAACGATGCGGTATAGGCCAGCCCGACAACCCCCGTGGTAGCAACATAAGCGGCACCTCCATCGGTTAGGGTGATCTGACCAGATCCGTTTACCGTGAATGTGGCAATATCCCCGTTTGCATCATCAAGGCATTTCCCATCGGCCCAAACCACAACCGTTTCACCGACCAAATGCGTCAAGCCAGTGACCGTCGCACTAGCCGGGGCGTTGGTGAATGTGATGAAACTGTCGGCTTGCTTATTCAGCGTTCCGCCAATGCACTCGCTTTCCTTTGCCCACTTTTCCAGATACCGAACAGTGCCAGCGGTTACAGTGCGCTTAACCACATAATAGACCTGATCTTCAATGGTCCCCGGCATAACGAGAACGTCCTCAACTTCGTCACCAGTTGCCGTATCCACAAGCACCCACGCCACCACATTTTCGGCGCGGTCAAAAACCAAAATTGCGACATCACCAGTTTCCAAAACACAATGAATGCGCGTGTCAGGCTTGCGCTGTACTGCAATCGCAGTTATTCCGCCTTCCAACAACTCCGGCGACATAACCGATAGATCCTCGGCCTTATAGTCCCCGTAGGCGGTATCAGGCGTAAGGCTATAAAGCCGTGTCGTGGATTTGTCGATAAACAGCCCTTGCGTATCAAACTTGATCGCAGCAATGGACGTTGAACCCTGCGTCGATGCGTCTTTAATGCTGAAATTTGTACTGGTCAAAGGCTCGTCGAATGCCGACGACCGAACTGCCTTTTCCGACATATCGGTTCCAATCAACAATCGAAGCAATGGCAGCAGCCAGTTAATATGATCGACGGGGCCATCACCAATAGAACGGTTAATCGGTGCACTATCACCCTCGACAAAATCATCAAAGCTATAAAATGCGTCGGATACAGACCCCCATAGCTTGTCCTTGCCCGTCCACCACAAACGCCCTTCATAGAACGTAACGGCAGACGGATACCCAGCATAAGACGACCACGGGCTTTCCCACCACACATTCGTCGCAGTCGTGCCGCCGAGGTTCTTGAGAACTGCCGCCGAAACAGACGTGGCGCTCGAAAAAGCCGTAACCCGGCATACGCCAGTAATTGATCCAGCCGCGTATTCAATCAATAATTCAGCAGTTCCGCTTGTAAAATCGCCGGTATCTACCCCAATACGATAGTAAATCTCTTGGTTATCTAGGCCATCGTTATACGAAATTGAGGCGTTTGTCGTGTAAGTCGTGACATCAACCCACGCCCCCGGCTCACCGATAGACCTTTGCAGCGTAACCGTGGCAGACCATGTGCCAGTTCTGGTAATGGTGAATGCGCGGCCCGTGCCAGTGCTTGAAACTCGGATATAATCGGACCATTGGGCCTCTGCCGTAACATCAACCTCGACACGCTGCCCAACGCTTTCCAGCCTGTACAATTCGCCAACATCGCCAGACCTAAATGTAGCCTGGGAAGCCGTCAGAGTAATGTCGCCTGAAATCGCGCTCGGAGTGATCCTAACAGGCCCAGTGTTTTCCGCGCCAAAAGGCCCGTCCTTTGTTTCATAAACAGCAAATGACCATGAAGCATTATCGCGGCGCTCGATCTTTCTTTGGGAATACCCGTCACATGCCAAAAATACAACATCCCCGGATTGTGCAAAGCGTATCATGGATAAATCCGCCTCAACGTACGGGGTCGTCAGTTCCAGCGTTCCAGCCGCTTCAACCGTGATGCTATCCACCAGCGAAGCCGCCTGACTGCTATTGGAAACCTTTATATGGAAATTGCCCGTAGGGGTAAATGCCAGCGAGTGAGTGCCAGTGTCAAGTGTCGTTTCGGTAACATATTGCTCACCACCCGCCGATGATCCGACACGGAATAAAACGGGGCCGCGATTGACCACAACACGGAGCGCGTGGACGATATTCTGATTTTCAGCCGCAACCGTCACCTCCTGAGTGCGTGCAGCGAAAGTAAACCCGCCCCCAATTAACGAGAGATAACCGCCCGTAAGCCATGCAGAAGTCGCCCCTGATTCGTCCGCATCGGTCCAGCTCGCAACATCGCTTGTAAATGTTCCATTTGTTACAGTAGTCGTGACGCTTGGACGCGTGATTAGGCTATCGCTAACCCTCACCCGCATCGTTAAATCCGTCATTTCGATGATCGCCAAATCATCAAAAGCGAAAACGAACGGCAACGGCTTCATCACATTATTGCCCTCAGTAGCCCCGATGTATTGCCAGCCAGGGCGCAACATCATGGAGCCAAGAAGGCGAGGCACATAGTTCGTCTGTGTTTCCGCACTTAACGCCGCCCGCTTAATATCTGAACGAGCAAACGCAAGCGGGGATATGACGCCACGGTTGAAGGCAAGGAGAGGGACGTTGACGGCCATTTAGCGAGTGCGCCCCCTGCCACTGTATGAACGGCCACTACGCCGCGCCCCAGCCCACCCGTTTTCAGGCATGAATTTGACGCCCTCGTTCATTGCATCTTTGGAAAGAGCATCTTTCTTGGCCTTGTTGTACGCCTTCTCAATTTCTGTACGCTTCACATTGGCCTGTAAAATACGGTATCTGGCCTCGTTGGCTAAGTGCGCCTCAACGAATTTGACAAAGCTCTGCGGCCATTTCCCGTAATCATAACCATAGGACGTGTCATTTGAGACGTAACGAATATACAGGGTGTCATTATCACAGAACCAGTAATCCGCCTCGTCTTTGTAAGAGCGATCCGTCAGAAGGCAATAGAACCGATCGTCCGACGCCAGTGAAACGGTGCGCAGCCAATCGGTAGGCTTATCAAACGCCCGTTGGAAGCCGAAATCAGGCTCAACGCCCGTGTTGTATGAAGCCTCAACGGTGCGGATAGCAAAGTTCCAATACCCCGCCTCTAGGCAAGCATCCCGTGCGCCGTCACTCCAAATATCATCCAGCACATAACGCGGCTCAACGTCCTCGGTCAAGGACGATAGCTTGCTCTGACCGAGGATGCGAAGCGCACCGTTATATAGGGTGAGTTGGCTTGCCATGTTACGCTGCCAATGCTTTCAGGTGTTCCGCCATGTAAGATGCGGCCAATTGCTTGTCGGCAAAGCCGTCTTTCAGCACTTCCCCGGTTTTGGTGTTCACAACGCCGAACTTTGCGCTCGGGCCGCGCCATTTTACTTCGTGCGTGTCGGTAACAATGGCATCGACATCAACGGCATCAAGCTCGATGAATGAAAGCTGTTTGACCTTCACTTCGTTTTGCGCCGTGAAAATAACCATCAATTCCGCATACCATGCCCCATCCTCCGGCATGACTTCCAGCCGATCCAACGGCTTCAACAGACGCGCGACATGACGCCAGTATGTCGGGTCAAGCATGGCTTCAATCTTGGTTCCGGCTTCCGGCGTAACCATGTGGATCGTGCGCTTGTATTCGGCGGGAACAATGCGATGTGCGTTAATGCTCATGTGAGCCTCCAAAGAAAAGGGGCGGACACAACGGCCCGCCCCAAAGGTTAATGCTATTAACGACTGAATTAGTCGCTATTGGTGGCAGACCCAACAACGGTGCCGTCGCTCAAGTCAACAGCGCCAGGGTAAGTGCTGGAAACCGTTACGACCTTGTGCATGGTCAATGCAGTTGCAGTCGTGGTCGAGTCCTTATGGTACACAATGTCGTTGACCTTCATGCCGAGAGCGCCGCCATTGGTGATGAACCCGGAAGCGTCAGCAGCAGCCGTAGCATCAGCCGAGGTATGGTACCAAATGCGAGGCCCGGCAATCGCTTGAAGGATGCAAGACGGGGGAGCAGAAGTCGAATAAGCCATTTGTCAGGCCTCCTATTAGCTAGCTGCGAAGCCAGAGCCGTCATGGACGACCTGAACTACGCCAGTGTTTTGCAACAGTTTGGAACCCATGTTAACCGACGCACGAGCGTAGGAATAACCCTGCTCTTCGTCATAGCCGACCGGGGTCTGTAAACCAGCTTTGTCAACGGCATGGCCGATGGCGTTACGATGGAAGAAGTAGCACTTCTCCGCCGACGTCGCCTTGCCCGTCAAGCGGGTGGACGTGATCCAGTTGAAGCCGCACCAGCGCAACATACGCATGGCCGGGCCTTCAAACGGCTTCATATCCACATAATCAGCCGAGGAAAATTCCTTGGTCTGCATCATGTAGGCGCGGAAAGCCGGGGTCACTACCGCAAACAGGTTTTCGGTGTCTTCAACGTCAACGTCGCTGTTGCCCAAGATAGCCAGAGCGTGCATACAGGTTTCAAGGCTTGCCGTGGTGGCCGCGCCCGTATCCTGAGTTGCAGTATCGAGCTGAGCGATAATGTCATCATCAATCTTGCGATTGAGAACGGCCATCGTCGTTTGCTGCATGATCGCATTCTGGTCGCCCTGAGATGCGAAAATGTTGAAATCGGTCTTGCGTACTAGATCATGCCATTCCGCCAACGTGGCAGAGGTTTGGGTCAGATCGTCGGCGCGGGCCGGGATCAAACCGTTAACGCCACGGGTAACGGCAGAAGCGCCGCCGGAACCAGCAACCAAGAACGTGGCGGTGTTGCCCTTAATGACGCTTTCGGTCAGGACACAAGCACGCAGCTTGCTTTGAAGCTGTTCAAAGGACTGAACGAACTCCTGACGGTATTGAGTTTGAAATGCGGTATCAGACATAGCTAAAACTCCATCGTTTGCACAAAGTTAAGGAAGTGCGTACTTCGATGGGTTTCCCGTTGCGTCTGCCTTATCGCGGGTTGCCAGTAAACCGGGCCGCTATGGCTTTGCTTCGGTGCCTCGTTCGACGCGAATACGTGGTCTATTTGCGTCGGAGCCGCTTGCGCGGGTTGTCCGATGTTGCAAATAAACCACGCTGTGACATTTTTGTCAACGCCTTATTTCTTGATCTTGTTCTCGATATCAATCAATTCACGATACCGCGCTTTCAGGTCTTTCGCCTTCGGGCCTTTCCAATAGTCCGAGGTGCGGACGGCCATCATCTTTTCAATTTCTTGCTTTTCCGAGACAAGGCTAGACAGAGCCGCCTGACCGCCGCCGGGTACAATCGTCGAAAGCGGGTTAGTTTCCTCTTGCAACTGCATAAACCAGCGCAAAACGCCCTCATTGTTCGCCAATGGCGTGCCGTCGCCTAAACGAGCGCCCGCGATCAAAGCGCCCACACCTTCCGGCGCGGTATTCATCCACTGGTTAAGAGCCGCCACCCGCTTACGGTACTCGGCAGGGCCAAACTCGGCGCGGAGACGGTCTTCGGTTTCAGCTCTGGTTTCATCGTCACGGATAGATTGAGCCGCCGCGCTTTCGTCTAAGCCATCGTAATAAGCCTCAAGCGCCGCTTTAACGGTTCCGTTATCGGCATTGATGCTGTGCATTCGCTTCAAGAAGCTATCGACGGCGGGCTTTTCGTTCTCACCAATGACAAGCCCATTTGAAAGGGTTGTATCGTATTTTCCCCACGTTTCAGGGATAGCATTCGATTTACGCCATTCGGCCTTTTCGTCATCGCTACCGTCAACCGGGAACGGGTCTTTCAACTGGCCGGATGAAATCTTCTTTTCCGCATTCCGCCATGCGTTGTGCATATCCTTCGGGCTTTTGAAGCGTTGGAGCCGCTTAAGCTCCTTTTCATCTTCGCCCGCCATTTCCTCGCGCCAGTTCTCGGGGAACGTGGCCGGGGTAGCAACGGGGACTTCCTCTCCGGGCTTAAAGAACTTCGGCTCTTCCCCACCTACGGGCGCGGGAGCGGTTTCGTTTGGGTTTGCCGCAACAATCGCGGCAGCGTTTACATCAACAGTCTCGGCGCTGTTTCCAGGTTGTCCGACTTGTTCGGTCATTTGGGCTGTTCTCCTTGGATTTTTTTAAAGGTTTCAATGGGTAGATTTAAAATTCCGACGATCTTGCGTCCGACATAACGCTTGCCCTCAGCAAAGGCCGATGCGCGTTCGCTTTCAGGGTCAAAGGTCTGGTCATAGGTGCCGGAGACTTGCTCGATAATGAACTTCAAGGCCCGTTTTTGCTGGCCTTCGTTGGCGTTTCCCGCGCCTAATGCTTTCAGGGCTTGGGCGTCCCAAGTCGATACCGCTTCCGTCCCCATAGACCACGGGGCAGATTTACGCACTCTAGCCACCATTACATCATCCCCGAGTTAGTCATGGATTGCCCGGCATCGCCTACCTGTTTGGCAATTTCAGCACCCTGAGACACTTGGCTTAGGATGGCCTGTGCCTGTTTGGCCTGTGCCTCTGTGGCCCTGATTTGCTCCATTTGAGCTTCATCGCGCATCCATTCAGACGGGGTTCCAATACCATGCAGCGCATCACGCAGCGCAGCAGCAGCATCAACCATTTGAACTGCCGTAGGATCAAGCGGGGCCGCTTGCGCCATAAGCTCTTTGGCTTGCATGAACAGTTGGCCCTTGGAAGCCTCAGCAGCCGACCTCAACGGATTTTCAAACGAGAACTGAATATCCTTGCCCCTCAATATGTCGGGAATATCAGGCTGGCCGTTTGCGTCCATCGGGGCAAAAGCACCTTGGCGCATTAAGATTTCAAACGTCACTTCGCACAATGCGCCGTTGTAATCAGATTCCATCGGCTCAAACAAAGGCAACGCGCCGCGCACGTATTGCTGAACCATTTGGCTCACTTCGTACGCCGTAACGTCACCCGTTCGCTGGGGGAGATTGATTTTATTCAGGAAAAACGCCTCTGCGATCAATGAGCGAAGATCGCGGGCCATTTCCATACCCAAGGGAATGCCTCTGCTATCGTGCGAAAGGGGGCGCAATACCTCGCCTAATCGCTCGTCGTAATCAGCGTCAACCGACGTAAACCCGCCAGGGTACACATTCAGATCGGATCGCAACGCCTCTTGCACGCCAATCATGGCAGGATTTACCGCCATTTCACCCGCCGTCAACAAGGTATAGGTCATCGCCTGGATCAACCGAGCATCGGGCATTGCAGCCACAACAGCCGGGGAATAGGCATACTGTGACCCGCTTACCGTCTGCCAGCGCGGGATAATGTAAGGATTAACCCACGAACCCTTCTCTTCCATGACGTGTTGGTTTTCAACGTCAATATGGATCGAGACATAGGGTTGAAGCCATTTTTTCTTTCCGGCGGGGGGATCATATTCATCTGACTTGACGATGATGTGGCGACAATTCACCTCTTGAAGCGGGGTCTTCGACAGTAATTCCGTCACCTTGGCATGGACCTTGCCGGGGAATATGCGCTTTGCAAGATCAACGGCGCTAGGCTTCCACTTCCGATGTACCGGGCATGTTTTGCCGTTGTACGTTTCGCCCCATACCACATCGCGCAAATGCCAGCACCGATAGAGCATCGACATATTCAGGACATCAAATTCGGCAGAAATAACCGCATTGCCGAATGCCGCGTAGTCGTTGTCGCCCTCTTTGGTGGCGCGATTGAAACAAGCGTCACGGTCGTACATTGCCCGGCGCTGAATGCGGGTGAACTTTTCAAGGGCGCGGCGGGCTTCCTCGCTATCGCGTTCGACCTCCATCATCGTGCCGACCTTAAACCAATCCTTTTCAGACGGGCGCAACATGGCAGAAAACGTATTGCCAAGCTCTCGACGCGCCATAATTGGGTAGGACGTATCGAGGTTATCCGCGAAGCTATCCCCCATTGTGCGCGTTACCGTAAAATCGGCACGTTCTGGGTAGAAGTTCTCGGCGCTTTCCTGCCAAAATGACATCAATGTGCTACGCTTGGAAAAAAGCGCGTCACCTTGGGCAATCAGGTCTTTGATACGAGTGTCCATGTGGATCAGCCCAACGTGTCAGACGAACCGCTATCGTAGCCCGTGAAGATTGTTGACGCCCGGCCTTGACGAGACGTTGCGGCCACTGTGGCGCGACGACGAGCGCGTTTAAGCGCCTCTTCATCAGCCTGCGGGGCCGGAGCCGTAGGCGGGGGAGCCGGGATAGCAGCAGGGGGAGCGACCTCGCCACCGCCAAGAATACCGCCCGCCACCTTACCAATTGCTGCTACTGCACCGCCCATGTCATCTACTCCTTAAATCGCGTTTTGTTACCGTGCGGGGCGCACGGCCGTTGGTTAATTTATGCGCCCGCTTCATCGCGGCCTTGTTGCCTTCGGATAATGTCATAACCACCACATCACCCTTACCGGGAGAGCGGCCTAGCAGCTTCCGAATTTCATCTTTTGGATTAAGCAAAATACCTTTTGCCGTGAGCTTCCATGTTGTCGCCGTCAAATCGGCAAGCAATTCGTTTCCCGGTGGCAATGCGATAGCCGAACCGCCCTCTTGGGTTGGGTCAAGCTCCTCTCGCAGCCGCCAATGCGCCTCAGCCCGCTTATTAGCAAATTGCAGAGTGCCATCCTTGGTTTTTGCGGTGCTATCCGCCGCGCCATTGAAGCCTGAATACGGAATGTCATTGTCTTTGAAACGCTCAATAACAGCCCCGGCATACCCGCCACCAACATCAACCACGATGGGGCAGCCATCACGCCGATGCTTGACTACCGACGCCCCGGTTAAAGAACCGTCTGCCGTTCCCTTGCCTTCCATGGTTTCAATCTGTGCGTACCATCCGCCGTATCGACACACCAGTTCAGCAGCATCATTCCCGCCGCCAGCAGGATCAAGCGCCATTGCCGTCATGGCGTTGCCTTTGTACCCGTCAGGCGTCCACCGCTCCTGTGCGGCCTGAACCCATGCCGTGGGGATAACCTGAAAGTCCCGGTCCTTAAGCCCTACGGTAAAATCGCCGTCACGATAGGCCCGGCGCAGTTCATCCGGCAAACTCGCCAACACAGAGGCGTAATTCGTTCGCGCCAGATCCGGGTTATCGGACAAACTGGACGGAATAAACGTCCTTGACCTCGCCAAGATCGGCTCAGGCTCACCGGGAATGATGTGCGGCCCCGGCCCATCCACCTCAGTATCGACACCCTCAATCGTCGTGTACCAGCGCAATTCCCCCGGCTTGGCGGGATTAGGGTGCTTAGGGTCAAGCCACGGACCCCAATAGCTGATTACCCACCGCCCCTCGGCAGTCGTCGGCGGATTTGACGCGCCAACAACACGGCAGCGTTGGTTAGGGTCTACCGACCTGTTCCACCCATTGATAAATCTGTACTGGCTTCCGGTGAAATCTGTTAATTCATCGTACGCAATAAGGTCATGGGGATCGCCCTTAAACCTTTGCTTATCGTCTTCGTACTCGCACCCGTTGATGTCGATTTGCCGACCGTCAGGAATCCGCCATGTGTGGTCTTGACCGTTGTAGCCATCCCTTGTGCCAAGGACATCGGCAATCATAGGGACAATCTTAGCCGCATCCCCCTTGATACGTCTCAGGATCAAGGCGCGCTTATGTTGTGTTAGCGCCAGCCCGATTGATAAAGCTGTCTTGCCGCCGCCAGCTTGCCCGCCAAAGAATAATTCATCAGCTTCGGAGAAAAACGCATCCGTTTGCGGGCCTGGGTTTGGTATCCATGCAAGGTCTTTGGTCGCCTTGGCAGATTGTGCCAGCACCTCTTTCTTAGAGGCGTCCGGCATTGTCGAGAGCTTGGCGAGGATTTCATCTAGGGTTGATGCCATATCTAAGCCATGCTCCTATGGTAAAACCCGCATCTCTACGGGTAAAATCCGGGGGCCAAGAAAAGCCTCAGCCCCCGGTTATGTGGATCAGGTAAATGACCTAATAACGTATTCCAGGTCGTCAAGCGCCCCAGAAAGGTAGACCACCTCCCTGTTTAGCTCGTCGCGCTGCAGGCTTGCAGCAGATATTCTGCCCTCTAATTCCGCCTTGCGGACCGATAGCTTCTGCGCCATCGGACTTGCCGCGTCATCACCATACACACGACGCTGAACATTTAGGTCCGATTGCTCTGGTATTGTGACCCTTATCCCGGCCATCTCTGCAACGTGCTTAAAAAACAACACGCCGGGCCTCTGCGCCGCATATTCCGTGCTATCCGCCATATCCACGCCCCAAATGCCTATCTCAGACGGGCTGTCATCTATTGCATGGGCCATTAACCATGCGATTGACGACGAAAGGAAATCGTGCGGGTACTTAGCCTTATATTTGGCCATTGGGAATAACAAACTATTTGGCGCATCTTCATGCTCTTCACGGAAAAAAACAGGACTGTCACTTATTGCGGCAAGGGCATCAAAGTAATCAGGGAATGAACCCTTGATAATGCTCAAAGCATGAAGCTCAAACCACGCGTCAAACCTAGGTATTAATCCAAAGTTTCCATGCGAACACGCCCAAATCGTCCAAGAACTGTCTCCAAACGGAGCCAAGTCCCTAGACGACGGGGCAGTGCCAACAATTGCGATTTTCTTTTTGCTCATCGTTTTATCAGGATGTGCTTAATGCTACAGATCCAACATTTGCGATAACCGCGTATGCCGTCGAAGACAACCCGACCAGCGTAATCGTTTCAGCCTCCGCGTTCAGCGTTGCGATGTGGTTTGTGCCGTCAAATGTGCCGCTGGCAAGCGTTACGGTATGTACCGCACCTGTCACCGTGGAACCAGCCGTACAGGTCAGCACCTTGTGTACTCCAGCAACAGGAGCAGCCATCGTATATGCCTTAGCTGCCCCCGTTGAATTTAGCGTCGTTATACCGTTGTTGCTGATGGTCGCAGACGTTGATCCTGCAGTAACCGTGGCGGCAGGGCTATACAACAAGTCATCGACCAAAAGCCGAGACGTTCCGTCATTAATCAAGCCGAATCGCTTGCCGTGGATTGATGTAACATTTCCGTAAGACATTTCAAAGTCTCCTTATTGGTTGCTTTACATTGCTATTGGAGCGGCGGACGCGAAAGCGCAGTATCCACCCGCCCGCCGGGGATGGATATGACTGCCTAAAAAGGCCAGTTACAACCTTAAATGGGTATTGGCCCCGTGTTAAGGGCCATTTTAGAGAATGTTTTACAACCTTTAGGATACTGGAGACTTGCCAATCTCACTGAAAAACAGCGTGCCGTTGCATGTCAGCGCATCAGCCGGGGCCGTGATCCGCACCACAAGGCGCTGGCTTGGCTCCAAAATGATGTGTTCCGGCAGGTCTTCGTCCGACATAACGCTGTATCTATCCAGCACATGCCACACATCGGCCAATAGGATAGCACCCGTGCCGTCTTGCGCGACGGTGGTGTTGTTGCGTTCGACCGTGGAAACCGCCGTAGCGTCGCTCGGAGCAAACAAATTGGTAGGCGTTACCGCCGCTCCGCCACTGCCAGAGGTCGTGTAGCCTCGTATTAGCTGGACCGATAGCAATTCATCAGCCGCATCCCCGGCATCGCTGTACTGGCCTAAAATCAGCCCGTCGAAGCGAACCCTGGTGGACGCACCCGCCACAATCTCAAACACGTCCTGAGCAGCCGTAACCGCAATAGCCGAAAAAGTCGCAGAATAGTGCATGTTTTCAGTCCTCTACCTTGTTTGCCGCCGACGCCAGCAGGAAAGCAACCCGCCGCGCGGCCTCAATATCTGTTTCAACCTTAATCGCCCCGCCGTCTGGGCCTGAGAGCTCTTGCTTATCCGCCAGCCCCAAATCACGAGCGATGATGTTCGCGTTTAGTAGGTCCGCAGCCGCCCCCTCAAACTTCTGGGAGCGAATTACATTTTCAGCTTGCGCAATGACTTCAAACAAATCGGCGCGCTCTTGCCTCCAATTATGCCACGCCTGCACGCTAACATCCAAAAACAAACACAACCCATGTATGGTCATAGCCCGCATACGTGCGGTTGGTTCATGGATAGCTCTGCCCATGTATGTGACGAGCTTGTCTTCCCAAAGCGGGGTAGCGTCTACCCACTGGAAATACTCGCAACATGCGGCCCACAATGGTTCAGGACCAGCAAACTTTGGCTTAGGCCCGGCGCTTGAACGCATTTCCCAGAAGCGGTTTCCTGGCATAAACCGCCCGGTTTCCTCGCTCTTGACAGGCATAGATGTCCCGGTCTTTTCGGGCTTTGTCGCCTTTGCCATTGTAACTTACCCCGGTTTTGATTATTGCGCTAAACGACAAAGCGTGAACATTAACGAACTTTTGCGGAACGCCTAGCTTTTTGCGCCGTCCGCCTCATTAACGGCCATACGCAAAGCCTCTTGAAAAGGTTTTGTTTGCTAACTGTCTATTATTGTTGGTTTTGCTCAAAAAGCGGCATAACGCGCTTGCATTTAAGCATAATTTTGGATTGTGGCAAAATATTACCATTAATGTGTCGAGAGTGTCAAATGCAATCTATAGCTTGTAAAATCCAACCAATGATGAAAGCGCCCCGGCAATCAATGCCTTTGTCTCTGTGTTTGCGCGTCCGTTTGCCGCATTGATAGGCTCACCAAGGCCAACATGCGCCTCTAGCAATGCCCCTGCCCTTGTGCCTACATGTGCGAGTGCCAAAACTACGCTTGTTTGCGCGTTGCGCTTTACGCGCTCAATCTTGGCAGTATATTCGTCTGTGGCCTCAATTCCTCTAATAGCCCCATAAGACGATTGTGCGTACTTCGGAGCCAGCTTTGATTTGAAATAATCTGTTTCAAAACGATCCGCCGCGCCAAGTTCGCGCTCGTTTATTTCACGGTTTTTGAACATGCGCTCGATAAGCCCAACGCGCCGTATTCTCTTGTCACCCGCCGTCATATTGGCATCTTCAATAACAAAAAGATGATTTTTCAACGTAAATTCAATACGGTAATCTTCCTTATGCGTTGGCTTGCCCATCTTTTTTACCTCCCCATAAAACAGGAAAGGCTATCGTCAGTTTAGTTCCCATGCTTAATTTTATCAAAACACAAACCCCTTTCCTTCGTTAGTATCGGCGGGCAGTCGTTCTAAGCGTCCATTCGCCAGACCTAGGCTAGTGAGAGGACAGGGAGGGAACCCGCCCTTGACGCCGCATGAGAGTTCCCCCTCGCCCGCCGATTGAATTGGTGTGTGAAGTGCGGCTATCGTTACCTGCAAGCCCAACCCGACACGCCAAATCCGTATCCCGTTGTTGCTATAAGACGGCAATTTACACGACGGGCAAACTCAGCCGAATAATTATGTGCGGGGCTTCCCACCCCAGCTTGTCCGGTCAGGTTGCAGCCCACCGGATATTTTGACATTCTCTCAAGTCGTCAAGTCTATTCTACCAAATCAGGCCGATATGGCAAGGGTATTTACCCGTCCCCGTCCCCGTCCC